CATTGTTTACATAATACATAATGATTTTAATAAAAAATAAAATGGTGAATTTACTAGCCAAATTTGACAGTTTTAAAAATCGCAAAAGATTAAAAAGAAAAAATACAACTATTAAAACAATATATACTGTAATCCGTCCTTGTTAGTATGAATTATAATAAACTAATAGATTGTATAGTATTAGATGAATTAGAATTTATAATGAAATACCAGCATATTAAACAATATAGAGAGTATCTTAAATATAAATCTAGTTATCTACTGACATATAAAAAATAATGTAATGTTTATATAATGTTTGTATTTACGAACTAATAAAACTTACATACAAATAATTTAATTTAATAATGATGTATTATGTCCATTTTTAATTAATGAAATTTTTTTCATATATTCATTCCAACAATCCAAGGCGACCTTAAACAAGTCGCCAAGGATAAATATTAAACAAAGTTAAATACTACCATCATATATATATAATAACTGTTATGCGTAAGAACTCATTAGATTATAAAACTATACTAAATTATTATTTAGCAATGCCTAAACATACTAGATCAATAAGAAAGTTACACAGCGAATTATTGCACAAATACGATCAGATGATTAATAATAAATCTATTTCAATACCACATTTGAATACATTATGGAATTGGTCTAGCAAAAACAACTGGCTTGATCTTGCAAAGCAACATGATCTAAAAGTATCTGAAAAACTTAACAAAAGAATAATAAACAATGAGGTTAATAAACAAGAAAAGATATTAAACGACCTCCAGGAAACTAGTTATCTTGCATTACAGAAAGTAACTGATGCACTAAAGTCAAACGTAATGAAGGAAATAGAAACACCTCAAGATATAAAGGCATTAGTAAACAGTGTTACTGATTCTATGAAGATGTTTAATATAATGACAGGTGGAATAACATCACGATCTGAAAGCATCACTCACAACGTAGCAAGTCCAGACGAAATAAAAAAACAAATCATGTTATTAATGACAAGTCTTGCAAGTGATGGAATAGAAATAGAACCACTAGACAAAGAAGAGAAAAAAAAACTAAACTAATTTTTTAGAAAACAAAAAAGAATCCTATGGGCAAAGGTGATAAAGTTGACCCCCACCCCCCATTTTGCAGCAGACACATAACATCCATACACTGCACATACTGTGTGTTGATTAGTTTCGTAAAAACGGATATAGTCTCTCAGAGGAGACGTACATGGATAAATTAAATGTTCTCGATCTGTTCTCTGGAATAGGTGGATTCTCATTAGGTCTTGAAGCGACAGGAGGTTTTGAAACAAAAGCATTCTGTGAGCTAGACAAATACTGCAAGAGTGTGCTAAAGAAACATTGGCCTGATACTAGGCAGTATGACGATATCAAGGAATTAACCTATGACAAACTCAGATCAGATGGAATTGATACCATCGACATCATCACAGGAGGATACCCATGCCAACCCTTCTCTGTCGCTGGCAAACAAAAAGGCACTGAAGATAAGAGACATCTCTGGCCAGAGTATTTTAGACTTGTCAAAGAATNTAGGCCAACTTGGGTTATTGGAGAGAATGTTAGTGGACACATTAAACTCGGTCTCGATCAAGTTATCGAAGACTTGGAAAGTGAAGGTTACGCCACAAGGACGTTTAGTATTTCAGCTTCTAGCATCGGTGCGAACCACCAAAGAGAAAGAATCTGGATCATTGCCAACGCCAACAGCAACGGACTTCTCAAAGACGACAGCAACATACGACCCCAAAGCACCGAGTCTATCAGGACGGACTCTGGGAGTATTCGCAAAGACATACCCAAAGAGCAACACATGGCCGACTCCAACAGCGGGTCTGGAGAAACACTCAACCAAGAAAGAGTATTGGGAGAACAGAATACAGAAGGGAAGACAGAACGATACCCAGATGGCAGTTTACAAATCCACGGGCAGTGGAACATTGAACCCAACGTGGGTAGAGTGGCTGATGGGATACCCTCTAGAGTGGACAGACTTAAATCACTCGGAAACAGTCTCGTACCTCAAATCCCCTACTACATCGGACAAACCATCCTCAGAACGATGGCCGACACCAATGAGCAGAGATTATAAAGATGGTAAAAATATACCTCCATCTATCCAGAGTGGTAAAAGAAGTGATACACTTGGAACAGCAGTATTAAGGTGGCCGACACCGACAGCTCGTGATGGAGGAAGAAACGAAAAGTTAGAAACGTGGAAAGCACGAAGAGATAGAAGAGAACAAGAAGGTTCTACATTACATAAACCTTTAGATATCGCAGTATTACTGGATAAAGAAAAAGATTCCTAGTGCCATTAAGGACTAGGGTTAACTTGCTATAAAAGGAGATAATATGCACAACGTAGCAACTATAAATAAATATGGTATTCCAAATCACATAAGAAATATGTTCTTAGGATTTGAAGATGCCTTTGAAATGCTTGATACATTTACAAGCAAATCAGAGTACCCACCCTACAACATAGAGAGGGTATCTGATGATGAATATGTCTTGGAGATGGCAATCGCTGGATTCAAGAAAGATGATATTAATATATCGGTAGAGAAAAACATTCTCAAGGTGCAAGGTGCGTCTGATAAGAAAGATGCGAACTATGTACACAAAGGATTAGCAACGAGAAAGTTCCAAAAGGCTTTTCATTTAGCAGAGCATATGGAAGTAGGTAGTGCGAAGAGTGAGGATGGTATTCTCAAGATAAATCTGGTAAGAAATATACCAGAAGAGGAGAAACCGAAAATCATCGAAATCGGCTAAAAAAAAAGAAATGCCAAAAGTATCAAGTGATGTCGGACAGAAGGTTGCACAATTAGAACAATTAGTTTCTAAATTAAAAGAAGTAGAGTCAAAGGAGAAAGCAAAGAATTCTTTACTAGGATATGCTAAATATCAGATGGAAGAATATCTTTCAGCCCCCCATATATAATTGCTTGCATCTAAACTGCAAGATGTGGAGAAGGGTAAGATCAAGAGACTTGCAATATTTATGCCACCCAGACACGGAAAGTCTATCCTAACATCGGAGTTCTTTCCCGCTTGGTACTTAGGCAGAAACCCAAAGAAGTATATTATCTGTTCAACATACGGACAGGAACTAGCGGATGACTTTGGTCGAAAAGTAAGAAACCAACTTCAAGATGCTAGATATCAAGAGATATTCCCAGACGTTGGACTTGCAACGGACTCATCTAGTATGAGACGTTTCAATACAACACAAGGAGGAGTATATTATGCGGTCGGTGCTGGTAGTGCTATTACTGGTCGTGGTGCTCACCTCTTGCCCATCGAGGACCCTATTAAAGGAAGAGAAGACGCAGACTCAGAAGCCATGCGGAATAACCTCCTCGATTGGTACAGATCAACAGCATATACTCGTCTCATGCCAGGTGGGAGTGTCGTTCTTATCCAAACCAGGTGGCATGAAGATGACTTGGCTGGATGGGGTCTTAAAGAAACTGTACATGAAGGATGGGAAGTAATAGAGTTCCCAGCTATTCTAGATAAGCGAGCAGCTAAACTTCTAAAGAGTAAAGAAGGTAAACCCTTATGGGAAGAGGCTTATCCTTTATCTAGACTACAAGAAATTAAAAAAACTCTTGGAACAAGAGAGTGGGCATCTTTGTATGCACAGAAACCTTCGGTAGAAGAAGGCAATATTGTGAAACGATGGTGGTGGAAAAAGTGGAAATACGATGAACCACCCCCATGTGATTACATTCTACAATCGTGGGATACCGCCTATACAACAGGTAAGTCTTCAGACTACTCTGCTTGTACAACGTGGGGTGTCTTTACAGATGACAACGGTGAATCTAATGTTATCTTGCTTGGTGCAAAAAGAGATAAGTGGGAGTTCCCAGAACTCAAAAGGGTTGCTGTAGATTATTTTAATCAGTTCAATCCAGACCTTGTAATTATAGAAGCAAAGGCAAGTGGACTATCGCTAGTACAAGAGTTATCGAGAATGGGTATACCGATTACTCCTTTTAATCCAAAGAAACAGGATAAAAAGTCTAGGGTACATTCCATTACTCCCTTGTTAGAATCTGGAAAAATATGGTATCCAGATAGAGATTTTGCAGAAGATGTTATCTCACAATGTGCATCATTCCCTAATTCAAAGAATGATGACTTAGTAGATTCAACATCACAAGCTCTGTTAAGATTGAGAAAAGGATGGTTAGTCGGACATTCGCAAGACTACGTTCCAGAAGAAACAACTGGTAGTAAAGGAAGTTATTGGTCATGGACAAGATAAAAGAATCAATTAAACATCACGAAGGTTACAGAAACAAAGTATACCTAGATACCCTAGGAAAGAGAACTGTAGGATACGGGCATCTGTGTGTAGAAGATTTTTGGATGGACGGGGTAGAATACGAAGAAGAATTTTTAGATGGCATCTTTGATGTCGACTATAAAAAAGCAGAAGACTCTGCAATAAGATTATTTGAAATGTATGGTTGTCAAGATATGGATGACGATGCAAAAGGTATCATCATAGAAATGGTGTTTCAACTTGGACCAACAGGTGTATCGAAGTTTAAGATGATGTGGAAATGTTTATCTGAACTTAATTACATCGGAGCAAGTTATGAAATGATTGATTCGAAATGGTATAAACAAACAACTAATAGAGCTAGGGAACTAAGCGATAGAATGAAAAATATTACTTTAGGACCTTTAGCAAGGAGCTTACAATGAAAAAAAACTTAAAACCAGTAAACAAAAGTAGTAATCCTGGTCTAGCAAAACTACCTACACCAGTTAGAAACAAAATGGGTTTCATGGCTAAAGGTGGAGCTGTAAAAATGGCTAAAGGTGGTAGTGTATCTCGTGGTCAATACGATGTACAAGTTAAGAAGATTAAATTCAAAGGTGTATTTTAATGATTATTATTGGCAAAGGTGTTAAGCCTGCTGCTAAAACTAAGTCTACTACAAAGGTAGCAATAATAATTGGAACTAGTGGTAAAAAGAAAAAAAATAAAAAAAGAAGAAACGCTGCTAGAAAAAAGGGAACAAAATTTAAAGGAATATTTTAATGGTAAGACAATCAAACGAACCAGTAGATCAAGCATCCGTTGAGTCTGTAGAGATTCTTATAGGAGATCAACAAGAAGAGGAAAGAGTTGTTGCTGATAACTTAGCAGATGAGTTTGAAGAAGAACAACTTTCTGAACTTGCGAATGATCTAATACAAGCATACGATGCAGATGTTAGAAGCCGATCAGATTGGGAAGAGAATGTCAAAAAAGGTATGGAGCTTCTAGGATTAAAACTAGAAGATATGCAACATCCTTTTCCTGGAGCTTGTTCAGCACATCACCCATTAATGATTGAAGCTGCTGTACAGTTTCATGCACAAGCCTTAAAAGAATTATTTCCTGCTAACGGACCTGTCAAAACACAAATAGTTGGTGAAGTAAATAAAGACAAAGAAGATCAAGCTCATCGAGTCAAAGACTTTATGAACTATCAAGTAACAGAACAGATGGAAGAATACTTTGATGATTTAGATCAAATGTTATTCTATCTTCCTATTGTTGGTAGCTGTTTTAAAAAAGTATATTATGATTCTGAGTTAGAAAGACCAGTTTCTAAATTTATACCTGTAACAGATTTCGTTGTATCTAGTAATACTACAGACTTAAGAACAAGTGGTAGATATACTCATGTAATTAGAATGGAGTATAACGAACTTCGTAAAAGACAAGTTAGTGGTTTCTATAGAGATGTAGAAATGATGCAAGAAGAAAGCTCTACTGAGTCATACTCTGTAACTGGTATAAATGAAAAGATACAAGACATAGAAGGTATCAAACCACAAAAAGGTTATAAGAACGATGCAAGATTTACACTCTTGGAAATGCACGTTGATTTAGAATTACCTGGTACGGAAAAAGAATTTGCTTGTCCTTACATTGTAACGATATGCAAAGAAACTGGAGACATACTTTCTATAAGAGAAAATTTTAAAGAAGATGATGCAAAATTAAAAAGAATACAATACTTTGTACATTACAAATTTTTACCTGGTTTTAATTTTTATGGATTAGGCTACGTTCATTTACTTGGTAACTTACAAAAAACTGCAACTACTATTCTACGTTCACTCGTAGATGCAGGTCAGTTTAGTAATTTACCTGGTGGATTTAAAACTCGTGGTATGCGAGTTGAAGGTGAGACACCAGTAGGCTTTGGTGAATTTAGAGATGTAGAAGGTTATGGCGATGATATTCGAAAGTCTATTGTTCCTTTGCCATTTAAAGAACCATCACAAGTATTAACAGCTTTACTTGGTTCAATTACAAATGAAGGAAGAAGACTTGCTGCTATAACTGATTTACAAACTGGTAATATGAATACACAAGCTCCTGTAGGAACTACAGTTGCATTGTTAGAGCAAGGCATCAAAGTTATGTCTTCTATTCATAAAAGATTACACAAAGCACAAAGAGAAGAATTTAGAATACTAGCTAGAACAAATTTCGACTTTCTACCAAACTTTTACCCTTATGCTGTCGAAGGTGTGGGGAGACAAATATTCAGACAAGATTTTGATGGTAGAGTCGATATCCTCCCAGTGTCTGACCCTAATATATTTTCGACAGCACAAAGAGTTTTACTTGCACAAACACAACTGCAAGCTGCATCTCAAGCTCCACAGATACATGATCTTCGTGAAGCATACAGAAGATTATATAAAGCATTAGATGTAGAAAATATTGATGAAATGTTGATACCAGAAATAGGTTCTAAACCTATGGACCCTGCTACAGAAAATTATACTATGATGTATAACAGACCTGTAAAAGCATATGCATGGCAAGATCATGATTCACATATAGNTGTACACGAGGCTTTCATGGGAGACCCAACAATAATTCCTCAAGACCCTAAAATGCAACAAGCATTAGCGGGTGCAGTACAAGCACATATACAAGAACACCAAGCTCATAAGTACAGAATGTCTATACTAGCAAATGCTGGAGTAGAATTACCTACAGCACCAGAGTACGATAGATTTAATCCTGGTAAGAGTGATGAGTATGATTCTATGGATAGAGATGTTGAAAATGCAGTTGCACAAGCACAGGCACAAGTTGCAGGTCAGATATCTGCTGCTGCACAACAACAAGCTCAAGCTGCTGCTGCACAACAACAAGCACAAGACCCTAGATTCCAACTTGCACAACAAGACTTACAATTAAGAGCACAAGACTTACAACGAAAAGCTCAAGAAGGTGCAGTAAGAAACGAAATGAAACAAAGAGATATCTTACTAAAAGAAGAAGCTGCTGCTGCAAAAGCACAGATAGATGCATCTAAATTAGCTCTAGATCGTGATAAAATACAGGCAGATATTGAAATAGACAGAGAAAAATTGCGAAGTAATGAACAACGTGATATAGCTAGGTCTCAATATCAAAAAGCTATGTCAGACCAAAAAGCTGAGATAGAAAGAGCAAGAACGATTATAGAACGTGAGCAAAGAGAAAAAGACAGAGATAACAGTAAATAGTACCACTTTGGTACAAAATATTGAGAAGAAAAAACACGCAGTGCTTTCCTTGTGGGATGATACTAAAGTATTAGCTGATGCAGAAAACAAAACACCAGTTATAGCTTTGTGTCAAAAACATAGAAAAGGTTTCTGGATAGTATGTCATGAAGATGATTTACAAAAAATTATAGATGCCAAAAACAATAACTGAAGAAATTTTAGAGTGGTCTGAAAAATTTTTAGAAATACCATCTAAAAAACTTGGTGGTTGGTCTGTATGTCCTTATGCAAAAGCAGCAAGACTTAAAAACGAAGTTAAGATTGTTGAAGTAAAACATTGTGGAGACTTTTTGTATACTGTTACATCAGAGGCAAGAACTTTAAAGGAACAAAATAAAAAATTAATAATTGTTGCCTGTGATGATTTTCGTATTGAAGCAGAAGAATTAGGTTGCTATATAGATGCTTTAAACTATGCTTACGTCTACAACGATATTTATCTTATGCCATTTCATCCAGAAGATGATGAAGAACAGGTAGAGTTTCTTGAGGATAATCTTGAAACTGAAAACGAGTTTTATATGGTTCTTATCCAACCATATAATGAGTTGGAGAAGGCTTCAGAGTCACTCCAAAAGAAAGGATACTACAAAAACTGGGATAAAGAATATTATTCGGATACAGTAGAAAAACGACAATCATATAGGAGAATTTACCATGATGGGAAAAAAGAAAAGAGTTAAAAAAGGAATGTCAGCTATGGCTATGATGCGAGGTGGTGGAATGATGAAAAAGAAACCTGGCATGAAAAAAGGTGGCATGATGAAAAAGAAAAGAGTTAAAAAGAAAAAGTAGTGGAACTACCTAAATTTATAACTTTTATTAAAAATAAAATCGATAGGGAGATCGAAAGTATCAAAGATGCCTTTGAACAAGGTCGTATCCCTAAAGAAAATTACGATATTTCGGTTGGTGAATTAAAAGGTTTACGAACCGCAAAAGATTTGTTATTAGAGTCAGCTAAGAATATAGCCGATGACAACGACAAAATTTAGTCTTACTGAAGAAAAACTAGACAAGAATCATCCAACAGCTGTTGGACATAGAATACTTGTACAAGTTTTAGACGTTGACGACAAAACCAGAGGTGGAATTTATCTACCAGGTAAGTCAGTGCAAGAACACCGCAATGTTGCCTCTATTGGCAAAGTAATACAAATGGGTGAAGACGCATACAACAGAGAAGATATGTCAAAACCTTGGTGCAAACTTGGAGATCATGTAATGTTCGCTAAGTATGCAGGTCATCGTTTTCAATTCGGTAAGACCGAACTTCGCATCATGAATGATGACGAGATATTAGGACTAGTTCCCGATATCAAAAATATTTCGTAGCATCCAGCTACGCAATCAATCTAACACTTTGGAGAGAAACCAATGCAAATTGTACACGATTCTTCGGGCAAAAAAAAACCGATGCAAGTCGTAGACGATGGTAAAGAAATTAAACTGAAGAAGTTTGATAAACTTGATATTCCAGAACAGGAAGATCAAGATAATTCAGACATCGAAGCAGTTACTGATGATACGCAAGTAGAACACAGTTCTGAACCAGAAACTACGCCAACTGAAACTGTAAGTGAAGTCGAAAAAGAGCAAGACGAAACGAAAGAAGAAGTTGCAAAAGAAGACAATNAAAAAAATAATAAATACCAAAATCGTATTAACGAATTGGTAAAAAGAGCTAATCAAGCTGAAAGACAACGAAACGATTTTTATTCTCGTATTCAACAACTTGAAGAAGAGGTTAAAAAGAAAAATGTTGTAAGCCAAGATTACGCAAGTCTTCAAACACAATACTACGATACTCGTAAATCTAACGCAGAAAAAGGACTAGAGGCAGCTCGTAAAGCACACAAAAGTGCATATGATGCGGGTGACTCAGATAGTATGTTAAAAGCTGCTGAAGACATTGCAGAGTTCAAAGCTGAGATGAAAATGTTAGACAATCAACAACCGATTGTTCAACCTACACCTCAACAACAACCTACATCAAANGTAGAAGAGGTCGAAAGACCCGCACCTACAGAACAACCTGTTTCACAACCAGACCCTCGTGCTCTAAGATGGGCACAAGACAATGGATGGTTTGGAACTGATGTTGCAAAAACAGGTGCTGCTTATGCTATTGATGCTGCTCTTAAAATGGAAGGCTACAATCCATCTAGTGAGGATTACTATTCAGAACTAGATAGACGTTTGGCAGAATCATTCCCAGGAAGAGAAGAAGCTAGACCTAAACAAACAGTAGCTGGTGTAACAAAAGCACCAACCGCACCTAAGAAGGTTCGTATGAATCAGAGTCAGATCGCTATGGCTCGTAAACTAGGTGTGCCACTAGAAGAATATGCGAAATTCGTGAGGAACGACAATGACCAATAAAAATCGAACCCACTCGACTAGGGAAAAAACAAGTCGCAAAATAGTCTATACGCCTCCCAATAATTTAGATGCTCCAGACCCAAAGGTAGATGGAATAAAATACCGATGGATTAGAGTAACATCTGGGGGGGAGGATGATTCACAAAACATATCCAAAAAAAGAAGAGAGGGATATGAGTTTGTGCGGGCTGAAGAACACCCAGAATTTGACGCACCAAAACATGAATCTGGAAAATATGCAGGTGTAATTGGTACAGGAGATTTAGTTCTAGCAAAAATACCAACAGAAATGTCAGAAGCTAAAAAAGAGTTTTTTGAACAAAAGACTCAAAGGCAGACATCAGCTGTTGATAATGATTTGTTAAAACAACAACATCCTTCAATGCCAATTTCACAGCAAAGAAATTCTACAACAACTACAGGCAAGAAAAAGTCTGAGTTTGATGATGGATGACTAGATAATGTTTAGTGCAAACTTAACTATTTTTTAATTAGGAGATAATTATGGCTAACGTAGATGCCGCTTTTGGCATGAGACCAGTGAGACATTTATCTGGCGGACAAATCCGAGCTAATGAGTATAAAATAGCAAGTGGAACATCATCCAACATTTTTACTGGTGATTGTGTTAAATTATTAGGCACAGGCTACATTGATGTAGCTGCGGCTGGTAATAGAATATTAGGTGTTTTCGCAGGCTGTCAATATACTGCATCAGACGGAGAAGTTAAATTCGCAAGATACTTCCCAACTGGAACAACTACACAAGGTAGTGGCGATGTCACTGCTTATATTTATGACGACCCAAGTATTGTTTATGCAGTACAATCCGCAGGTTCTGCTGATTTTGCTGACATAGGAAACTTAGCTGACATTGTTGTCGGTTCAGGCGATACTACTACTGGTTCTTCAAGGGTTGAAGTCAGTGGAACAACGGGAACAGGAACTGCGAATTTAAGAATACTTCGCAAGTTTGATGACCCAAAAAACTCATATGGAACTAATGGCGTCCTTGAGGTTACAATTCATGAACATGAACTTAACCAACACATTGATGCTGATGGTACTGTGGGCGTATAATAGGAGAAAAATAACATGGCTGTTATATCAAGAAGCCAACTTGTAAAAGAGTTGGAACCTGGACTCCACGCCCTTTTTGGGTTGGAGTACAAAAGATGGGAACGTGAACACGCAGAAATCTTTCAAGAAGAAACTTCAGAGAGAGCTTTTGAAGAGGAAACTCTTATCACTGGCTTTGGTGCTGCACCAACAAAATCTGAAGGTTCATCTGTAGAATTTGACACTGCTTCCGAACAGTGGACAGCAAGATATGTGCATGAAACAGTTGCACTTGCTTTTGCAATCACTGAAGAAGCGGTAGAAGACAATCTCTACGATACACTATCTAGAAGATACACTGCTGCACTTGCACGTTCTATGGCTTATACTAAACAAGTAAAAGCTGCTAACGTACTAAACAATGCATTTAGTTCTAGCTTCCCAGGCGGAGATGGAAAAGAGCTTATAGCTACTGACCACCCAACTGTACAAGCTGGTACTCAATCAAATGAACCTAGCACTGCTGCTGACCTTTCTGAGTCATCATTAGAAAACGCAATCATCTCTATTGGTGGTTTTGCGGATGACAGAAATATCCCAGTTGCTGTACAAGCTAGAAAGTTAGTAATACCTAAAGAATTAGCTTTCACTGCTCAAAGAATTTTGAAAAGTGAACTAAGAGTAGGTACAGCTGATAACGATACTAACGCATTAAATAGCATGGGAATGTTCCCACAAGGTTATGTAGTAAATCACTACTTAACTGATACTGATGCGTTCTTTATCTTAACAGATATGACTAACACAGGTCTTAAAATGTTACCAAAGAAGACCACTAAAAACTTCTATGGAACCAGACTTCGAAACAGGAAATATGCGATTCAAAGCATCTGAAAGATATTCTTTCGGATTCTCAGACTGGAGATGTATCTTCGGTTCACCTGGAGCATAAATTACGAATTAGGGGGGATTTTAATCCCCCTTTTTTATTTCTAGGATTAATCAATTATACCAACTGCCCTAGCAGACAATCGTAGAAGAGATGGTATAATTTAACTACGAGGTTTTAAAATGGCTAATACAACTTTTAGCGGTCCACTAAGATCAGAAGGTGGATTCAACGTAATAAATAAAGATAGCACTTCTGGTGCTATTACAGAAACAGGTTTTTCAGTAAACTCTACTGGACAACTTATATCTATGGGAACTAGAAAAATTCAAACATTTGCAATAGATTTATCTAGCACAAATGCAGCAGGAACAACTTATGCTGACAATGATGTTCTAGTAGAATTAGGTGAATTAAATACAGACCACCCAGATGCTTTAGTAACAGCAAGTAAGTTTTTCATTCACAAAGTAGTAATTGGTGTTACAACTGCTGCTGCAAGTGATGCTAATTCTTTAGCTAACTTACAATTAAGTGCAACATCTGGAACAGCTACAAACTCTGGAATATCTTCTGGAACAGAAATAGTAGGTGCAGGCGTGGCATCATTCAACCCAAGAATATCTGCTACTGATTCAGTAACAGAAGTTGACATTGATTTAGATGCAACTGCGGGAACTTTCCATGTATTTGCTCCAAATATTACTGC